GCTTGTGGCACTCTGTTGAGATTAGAGACACTGATCTCCTTAGGGTAGGGTAGTGGACTGGGGATTTTAGTTTCTGGATAAACGGTGGGGAGTTTGGCTACAGCCACCGTTAATTTAGCCAGTAATTTCTCAATGTTCTTCTGGTTTCCTACAGTAACAGTGCCTTTAATAGACTGCGTTGAAGGTTGGTTAGAAACCCGAACACTGAAGGTATGAGCTTTGAGCGCGCGAACAGACATCACGGCAGAGTTTTCAACAGTGCGGATGATGGTAGCTACAATTTTCTGTACGAGCTCGAAAGTCATTTACCCTCCAGCACCTACAATATTCCCTAAATTATATGTTTGATTGTTTTCATCAAGCCCCTGGGTTTCTGCTTGAGCGGGATCAAATCCCATAGCTGATCCCATACCCGAAGAATCCATACCTTGAGGCATAACGGGCTGTTTCATAGCTGCAATCTCTTGTTGAGATTGAATGTATCCCATGTGCTTGGTGACATATTTTTCAAATACTTCTCGGATCTCCTCTGGGTAATTCGCTTCATTCTCAGTGTAATGAGCATTGGAGGCAACGATTAAGTCCTCATGTTCGTCACGGATTTTAATCTCAGGCATTTGACCACGCTCTAGCATTAAGATGTCTCGTTTCGCCTTTTCATCCAAGGTAGTAACAATGTCTCCCACATTCTCCAATTCAGGAGTTGAGTCAATCAAGGCTTCAATCGCTGGCACAAGATCGAGTTGGATACTTCCCTGAGATTGTGTTTGGATACCTTGCAAGACGGTAATCGAGTTCTGGAGAGATGCCTGTCGTGACGCTGGTGTTTGATTTTGGATAGGATCAGGTTTAACTGTAACGATAAAGTTGGCGGTAGTTTGCTCTGGTGAAATCGCCATAAGCTCTCTGACACCACGCTTTCCTGTAACACTGAATGTTTGCTCCTCAGTTACATACTGGGAGTTTAACTCCAAGAAGTGTTCTCCAAGTGGTTTTAAGACTTGCTCACCAAAAAGATCAATAATCATCTGCATATTGGTGTCAATGTTTTGGTCGATAATTTGAGCACCACGAGCAGTTTGATTGATTGATTGTCCTGGTGAACCTGAACTAAATAGTGATGAGATACCACCAGCTCGTTCAATCTTACCTTGTAGTGAGTCGCTCATAACGATAGCGGCTCTAGTATTATCTTGAGTTCTGATCTGTTGGATTTGAGACACGTCACCCATCACACGGATCACGCCGTCTGGACGTTTACGAAACTGCCAGTCAGGAGTTTGAGAAGCTGAAGATCCAGCCACCCACATATCATTATTGATTTGCCGAACATTCGTTAAGGTCTGGTTTAAGATCTCGGTGGCTGCGATCTGAAGATCACCCACCACATCAACTAAGGCGAGGTTATCGTATTCGTCATCCTCAGGGAATGGGCAGAAATCAATATAGGGATCGTGACCATGCCAATATCTATTTCCAGTGTCGGTGTTGAGGATGGTGTCATCTCCCTGAACAGGCATATAAAAAACATCACCATCGAGTGTGTGCATACACATCATGGGAACAAAAGCTGATCTGAAGGCGAACTCCTCTTTGGAGTCACTATCGTCAGCTCGCTCAACTTCATAGTCAAGGAGCTTATTAGTTACGCCAGATTTACGCAAGTCATTTATGAAACTCTTTTTCCAATATGGCTTGTCGCCATATTCTTCCAGATATTTATTCTCATCCAACATCTCTCCCACTCGTTGTTGAATCAGCTCGATTTTCCACGGCTGGCTTTTGAGTTCTGGATTGTTTCGATCACCAATGAGTAACTTATTATAAGGAACAAACTTCGCATCAGCTCGGTTTAAGACATCCCTCATTACCTTTACTCTGGTTACATTCCCCTGATCGTCCTTCTCCTGAATCTCAATTGCTTTTTCATACTTCCAGCCAGTCTTTAGGTATCCACGCTTCTTGAGATATGCTGAGAAAAACATCCTGTAAAACAACGTGGTAGTCATCAGCTCGCCAATCTCCCAATTGATGAAGTCTTGGTTTGCTTGCCTACGCTCAATATCTTCGTGTCTACGAATATCAAGACGAAGGTTCGACATTGATGGATTTGATCTGGAGAGATAGTTGCGAACTAGGGGAAAAACATGAGGATCAGTGAGTGAGTAGTCCCACTCGTAATTGTCATCGACGTTAAGGATGCCTTTGTACAGATTTACGTTTATCTCATTCTGATCAAAGGAAGCTTGAGATAGTTCTTTAGCTTTGTTGTATCGTCTGCGAAAGATGTCGGAAATTTTGCTTGATGCCATATTGTAATAGTAGGGCTAAATCACCCTCTTTGTGATTCTCGTGGTTCACTTATTGTCCTGATTGTTTGTATCCCAATGCATAAAGTCGTGTTTTTTGTCTCACATTCTCTAAAACCCACATAAACCTACGTCGACTAAGATTCAATGTCTTGGCAAAAGAAGCGTGATCTATGTTATATCCACTATCCCGAAGAAGTTGATATACAAAAACCAATTGCTCTCTTGGCTCAAGATTGCATAAAATCTGTACCACCAACTCCTCGTACATAATAGTGTTGCTTAATCTTTCTTGCTCCAAGCCATCATCTCCTAAGTCATAACTCACCCCACCATCGCCTATTGGATATTTTTCTTCGAGTTCGGAGAAGTTGACTGATTTGGGAATAAAGTTTATTAACCCACGAGCTAGTTTTAATCTTTTATTACCCATGATTCCTTTCTCTAAGAACTCCGTTGTGGATTTCGTAGGGAGCAGTAATTTGATTATGGACGGTCGTCTTTAATTCACTTGCTACTCTATTACGAGACTGTAGATTCTGGCGATAATAGAGCAGGGTATTGGCGTGTCCAAAGGTGTATCCCTTACACATAGCTCTAAGCCAAAAGTCCCAGTCCTCATAAATTGGAAGATCTCGAAACCCACCCAAACCCTCATAGACCCTTCGGTGCATCATTGAGGTGACAAGAACACTGGTGTTGGTATTTCCAAATAAATGTTTCGGCTTTAATACGGGTGGAGTCTCTTGCAATTTACTACGTTCAATAGCTCCAAAGAGTAAAATGTTGGTGTAGGCAATATCTTTATTAGCAATCACCTTGCCACACTGCTGAACGAAGTCGGGAGCTAATTTATCGTCTGCATCAACGAAAAGCAGCAATCTACCTCGTGACATTTTGACTCCAATATCCCGAGCTTTGGCTACTCCCACATTTTTTGGCAGAATAATTGAGGTCGCAAGAGCGTGAGCACGAGGATCGGTGGAACAATCGTCTACTAAAATCACTTCCAAAGGCTCAATGGTTTGTTCCCGAATAGAACCCATACACTCCATTAACTGTTCGGGTGTTTTATTAAAATTAGTAACGATGATAGATACGTCTGCTTTACTCACCTTCGGTTAGCTTTCCTGAGCAAGCTCAGTTACTTCCTCTCCTTTAACTTCGCCATACTTTCTCACAACAGCTTTTTTAATTGAGCGGAGTAATTCTTTCATAATCCTATTGTCAGCTCGAAGCTCTTGTATCTCAATTCCTTGAGCTTTAATCAATTCTGGTAGTTGGCGTAGAGCGTCGCCCTCTCTAATTCCTAAGTTCATGATGATCTCCTTTGAGCTATAGATTTACGCGAGGTCAGCCAGCTCCTAGCTTGATTCGCCCACGATGGTGGTGGTTCACTTTCTGTTGTAAACGCATCTACATTGACAAAGAAATATTCCATCATAGTTCTCGGGTGCGAAGTCCAGTCGTGAATTGGTTTTGCGATAGGAGTAGTCGCTTGAGAGTCCTCAGTACGCATTGGATAACGTGCTGATTTCACAGCCTCGAGGAAGTAATCATTTCGTGATCCCACATTCACCTCAATCCCCACCTGCAATCCAACCTTCGTTATCTCCCGACGAGTATAGAAATCATTTTTACCAGTTGATTGTACAAAGATTTTTGCCTTCTCTAATTCCTGACGAGTAGAAATACCAGTCTGAATGGATCTCTTTTCTACGTCTGGATCACCGAAGTGGATGCCTTTGGGATATTGCTTAAAAGCCTCAATAGCTTTCAGGTCATCATCGGTGTAGTTGAACTTTGAATCCATTGGCATATTAAACAATGGAGTGTAGTACTGAATTACCTTATCCTCGTTGTGGTAGGAATCAACCAGTCTCCACTTAGCGTTGGCTGGGTTCTTCTGCCAAAATCCAACAGACACACCGTCCAACCCAAAGTCCCACGAGAAGTAGGAAGGTGAGTTGAGTAGAAGTGGAAACTCCCCGTAGGCGGCGTTCTCGATCTCTGAGTAGACTCGACCAGTCATCGAGAGTTCCCAGTTAATCATAATTTCTCGGTTGAAGTCCTCTGTTGAGCGACGCTTACGCTGTTCTTCAAGCCACTTCTTATCTTTGCGTGGATCTAAATTGTAGGGGAGGGTAATGAGTTTTATTTTTTCACCGTCTTTTCCGAAGCGAAGTCTCTTAGCTTTAGATGGTTTAATACCAGCGGTGGTTAGAATGAGGCGACAGTTGGTGGTGTCAGCAGTAGCTCCCCAGACAGCACCGTCGTTATCCCAGAAAGCAAACTCATCAAGAAGAATAACTGTACGCCGACTTCCCCGAGAAAAGTTAGGATTACTTGATTCTCCTGCGATGACGTTGCCACTTTCAGGATTAGACAAGGACATATAGTTGAAGTGCTTATCTGGATTGAAACCAACTGGCTTCATGTAGTCGGGGAGGCGAGAGATCATGTAGTCAATCTTGCCAAATAGAGATTCTTCTTTATTGCCAGTTAATCCACCACGGCGGTTATCAACATAATCTTCTTTACGAGATCCTACAAGTGCGTTAAATGAGGGGTGAAATAACCACAGCCAGATTAAACAGCCAAGTACAGTATACGTAGCTCCCATTTCTCGGCACTTCTCAATGAGAAGATCTTCACCATCTGTAATGGATGTAATAATCGAGCGGATTAAGCGTTTCTGAAAATCAAAAGTCTTGAATCGAAGATGGAAGGGTTCTCTTTTTGGATCGTAAGTATAGAGAAATTGGTCAAAGAAGAATACTGGATCGTTCTGAGCCCGTTTCTTCATCTCTAGGAGAGTTGCTTCAAGCTCTTTTAACTGCTTAGGAGGCATCTTTGGAATTGGCATTAAAGTAGTGTATCACATAAATGGCTGTATGTGCAATCATTACACCTAAATGAATATTTCTTCGTAGTCAGACTTAATAGTCTTACTGGAAAAGTTAGAAAACCCAATATGACACGCCTCGTATTTAGATGGCAAATCATCTATCCACTCATCAATCTTTTTTGCCAACACTTGAGGGTCGACCTGGAAGTATTCAATCATCGCTCTGGCTCTAAACTCTCCTTTTTTGGTTGCTGGAACAAGCCATTCTTTTGGAAGCCACTTGTTATTGGGAGAGATGTCGGGCATAAGCACTGGTAGTGCTGATATCATAGCCTCATTGGTTGAAAGCGAAAGACCACCATAACGCCTAGGTAAAATAAGTGCATCGAAGTTAAAGTATAGGTCTGAGTTCTTTTCTACGTTGCCAATCTCAAATGTTACTCTAGGATCAGAGCAGGCATACTCAAGTGGGAGTTCGTGCTGAGACTTAATCACTAGTTTAAAATTACCTTTAACAAAAGGAAGGGAAGCTAACAAATCCAATGTACCGTTGCGATCTTGCCAAGCAAGTGTGCCAACAATGTGTAGGAATCGAACTGGCTGATAATAAAGCTCTCTCCAAAAGTTTTCTTCTCGAGCTTTTTCAAATTCTTCTGGATCAATAGGTGGTGGGAGATAGAGGACTCGATCTTCCCCAAACCTCGCCTTCATCTCATCAACCATCCAGTGTGAGGGCATCAGGAAAAGATCAGGAACAGGAAGATGAGGAGAATCAAGATTTTCACAGAACTCATAATTAGTTTGGCAGATAACTTTAATACCCAGGCGTTGGCACGCCAGAACGAGGTAGAAGTTGTACGGATTTTCACAGGTGAATACATGGGTGAGTCCTTTGATAAATTGGAGAATCTCATAGTTTCGTGGAGGGAAAGATGTTGTGACTTGGGTTTTCTCAGGTGGATACCACTCAAGGTGGTGTTGTTTGTTAGGCGAGAAACCCCTTGAATCAATGAGTAATATTTTATCAGGTTTCAGTAGCTCTGCAAGTCTACGGGTTTGTATCCCAAGTCCTCCAGAATTGGCGAAGCAAATTATCCCTAACTTAATAGATGAGGTTGGTGTCGAACTTTTCATTTCCAGCCCTTCCATCTAGGTGATAAGACCTTTTGATATTCCCCTCAGGGTGATAGATCGTAATCTTATGATCTTCCCACGGATTGGATTGGCAGATACCGTGCATCCTATCTTCGATAAAGGTATTACTTTCCTCAGAGAAAAAGGTATCCATGATATTTCTATAGTAGTTGGTACTCGCTAGGTGAGGACGCTGACTCCACTGAGTTGTCTTTTGCAATTCATTCTCGGGTTCACCGATCATTAAGTGCTTATGTGGTTCAGGGACGAACGCCTCGAAATGGAATCTCACCAGATTGGTTTCTCCATCGGAAATAGCCTTCTTTAATTTAGGGAAATCAATCGGACAGTCTGGGGTGAGTGG